GTGGAAGAGGGCGGCGAACTGCGCTGTCACGGTGGAAGCCATTGCACATACTGCCCCTGCGCACTGGACCCCATCGGGATACCGTGCCCGAATGGCGACCTCAATCCAATGCTCAAGAGTCCTGCCGAGATGCTGAACTGGATGCTGTCGACCGAGGTTCAATTGCGCCAGGTGAAGGACTCGCTGAAGCAGTTCGTCGACGGGACTCAGGAACCAGTCGTAACCACGGACGCCAACGGCAAGCACTATACCTATGGGCCCAAGGAAAAGGAGAAGGTCACCTATCCGCTGTTCGAGGGCAATCTGGAAGAGGGATTCAACATGCCCATTCTCGATGCGCTTTTGGACTGGGTTCGCGCCAACCCAAAAGACTTGGTTCCGCGCAAGGGTTCAAAGCCATGGTTCAACAACCTCCAGATCGGCGCGACGAAGCTGAACAGCTACCTGAAGACAAACAAGCGCGAGATCCTGCACAACAAGATTCGGGACTTGGCAACCATCGAGACAGTTACGCCGCTGGGAATTACACGGGACGCATCGGTGGACGATGGTCAGGGGTCCGAATATCACACTTGGGACGCTTCAGGTGATGAAGAAATCTCATTTTAGGAGTAAGATGGGTTTGTCAGGTGTTGAAGCACCGGCAAAGCCTTATCGCCTGGGAGGGCGAATCATGACAAACCCATCTGCTGCTAGCTTACCTCAAAAACTCTGCGCGTGTGGATGCGGGGAAATTCCCCCGATAGCAACGGCAACCAATCGCAAGCGCGGCTATGTTGCAGGCCAACCAATCAATTTTCTTAAGGGTCACAAATTGCCTCTCAAACACAACACGCAGTTTGATGATGCTCTTCCCTTCAAGATCGATGGGGTATATTGCCGCCTGATACCTCTCACCAAAGGACTGTATGCCATTGTGGATAACTCCGATTATGAATGGCTGTCAGCTTTTACTTGGCACGCCACTTGGAATTGTCGTACCCGATCTTTTTATGCGCATCGCAAAGCTCTTCGCAGTGAGCCTCATCATGGAAAAACAATCCCGATGCATCGGCAGATACTTGGGCTTGGCTATGGCGATGAGCGCGTTGGCGATCATAAAGAGACTCGCCAGACATTAGATAACCGCCGCAACAACCTTAGAATCGTTGATGATTGCGGAAATGCGAGAAACACACCGAAGCGTAGGAATAACACCAGCGGATTCAAAGGAGTGTCCCAACTTCCGAGCGGTCATTTTCAAGTAAAGATTGTGGTGCAGGGAAAACCTATTTACCTGGGGTCACGTGATACCAGAGAAGCAGCAGGGGCTTTATATGATGAGGCATCTCTGAAATATCACGGGGAGCACGGAAGAATCAACGAGTAACCCGCCTCCCGCCAGAGGCAAACAGAAAGGGAATCATGCAAATCGCCGCAATAGCGCTCAAGAACTTTGGAATCTGCGAGGAAACCGAACTCGCATTTGACCAGCCGCTCAACGTCCTGATAGGTGGCCATGCGAACGGGAAAACAACAGTGGCCAATGGAATCCGCCTCTCACTCACACCCCGCGCCGGCAAGACAACTGACCGCAAAGGCGGCGGCGCGATGGATAACGTGTCCCTCGGAGCCAAGAAAGCCGAGATCACAGCTGGCGTGGTCACAGCCAAAGGACCACTCCAGATTGTCACCACGTATGGGCCGGGAGCAGCCCGCAGGAACCAAACCATCAAAGGTGGCGAGGGCAAAGACGGCGAGAAGAGTCCTGCCGCGGCCTTTGAGTCGTTCCTCGATCGCCAGAGTGAGGCGCTGTCTTGCGTCCTCGATTCGGACTACTTCTTCAGCCCGAAGACCGAGCAGAAAGACATTCTGGCCGCGCTGATCCTGCCAGCATCGCATGAGTTCGATGCGGAGAAGGTTGCGCTGGCCGAGAAGCACTTGGGCAAGTTTGTTTGGTCGAAGAGTCCTGTTGCCGTCATCGACCAGGTGTACAGCGCGGCCTATGCGGGCCGGAAGGATGCTAAGGCAGCTCTGGGAGCCATCTACATCCCGTCGCAGCCGCAGCGTCCGGAGTACGCCGCCGAGATCGTGCAGGGCAAGATTACCGAGTGCCGCGCCAACGTTCAGAAGGAGGCCAAGAAGATCAAGGCCGGAGGTACGGTCCAGATCGGCCGCATCGAGCAGAGTCTGGAGCAGGAGAAGGAGAAGCTGGCCACGGCGCGCACCGACTATGCCGAGGCCCGCAAGCGTACCGGCGAGATCGACCAGGCTGTATTGGACGCGCCCAACCTCAAGAAAGCCGAGCGCACGGCCGCTGGCAGGACTCTCTGGAACCAGTTGCAGGGCCAGATGGACCAGATCGACCGCGAGATCACCGAGCAGCAGGAAGCCCAGGAGATTTACCGCGACTTGGGCAAGAACCTTCGCTGCCCAACCTGCACTCAGAAGATCACCAAAGAGTTCGTGGCCGGTGAGATCGCCAGACTCCAGACCACGATTGACGAAGCCGCAGCAACGAAGATCAACCTCCAGGCTGAGCAGAAGGGCTTGGGCGACTTGGCCAAGGCCGAGACCGTCATCGCCACCCACAAGGCGCTGACCGAGAAGAAGCTCCAGAACGTGCGCGACGTGGCCGACGCTACCGGGCGCATCCAAATGTTCGAGAAGTCCGTGGAGACCCTCGACGGCTCTCTCGTCACCGCCAAAGCCCAAGAGACAGCGCCGGCCGACACAACAGCGCTAGACAACGCCAATACCGAGCTATCCGCATGGGAAGCGCGTTTGAGTCCTGCGCTGAACTATGACACCATCTTGGCGCAGATCAAACAGGCTGAGAAGCGGCAGCAGGACCAGAAGGAGAAGGTGGATGATCTGGAAACCCTCGTAGCCTACTTCGGAGACAAGGGCATCAAGGCTGATCTGATCGCGGCTGGATCTGAGGCGTTCATTTCGACAGTCAACGGTGCGCTGGCTGCGTGGGGATATGAGGCCAAGCTCTCACCAGAGGCCGACAGCTTCAGTGTCCTGACGCCGACCGGATGGCTGCCGACCAAGCAGCTCTCAGGCTTCGAGGAGTTTATGTTCCAGGTTGCGCTTCAGTGCGCTATTGCAGTCCACTCCAAATTGAAGATCGTCGTCATCGACGAGGCTCAGACCTTGGTGGATGCCCACAGGACTCGACTGTTCAAGGCCATTCAGTCAATGCTCTCCTCGAAGATGCTGGATGAGGCATTCGTCATCATGGCCGATAACCGGGAGACGGTTCCGCAACGCGAGGGGATCGCCTACTACAGAATGGTGGCGGGAAAGGCGGTGCGGCTATGAGCAACAAAGAGCTAGAGCATGACCGCGCTTGGTATGAAGAGAACGATCCGCAATCGCTGGTCGATTCTCTGAGTGGCAACGTCGAGTGTCCACACAACGCGCTCCGCAAGATGAATCAAGACCACCGAACCTTTACGGGTTACATCTGCGGAAACTGCTCCAAAGTGTTTGAAGTGAAGGAACACGAAGAGCCTAAACAGGTAATTGAGAACCTGATGCTCGGCAAGCGTTCCCCGTGGGGAACCAGATTGAGGCAAGCGTGAATATACTCAAGCACATCTGGCCGTGGTCCGAACTTGAAAGGCTGCGCTGTCAGTGCCACGAACATTACCAGTTCGGAGAGGCTTGCATCTTCCTTCTCAACCAAGTTGACCCGTTGGCCGTTCATGTGCGACTAGCGGGACGCTTGTACTCCATCGGTAAGGAAAACTCTTGGGTGGTTGGCAGCACAACTCCGGTCAACGTCGGATGCGTACCACCAGGAACGGAGACAGAACTATGAAAGCTCTAAGTGTGCGCGCACCGTGGTGGTTGGCAATCTTGGACGGTGGCAAGGATATAGAAAACCGTGACTGGTCAACCAACTTTCGCGGAACGATATATCTCCATGCCGGGAAGTTCTGGAAGCAGGAAGAAATCGAGCAGGATGTTGACGACATTGAGTTCATCCTTGGAGACACCGACAATCATTTTCCAGACGAAAATAACTTGCGCGAAGGATGCGGCTGCATTGTTGGAACCGTGGACATTGTAGGCTGCGTCAATCAAAGCAAAAATCGCTGGTTCTTCGGAAAGTACGGCTTCCAGCTTGCGAATCCTGTAGCTTTCCCGCGTCCGATTCCCTTCAAAGGTGCGCTTGGATTCTTCAATGTTCCAGACGACGTTCTAACGAGGCTCTGATGCTGACCACCATTCAATCCGACGGCTTGACAATGGGTGATCGACTCCAGCGGACGGGAAGTTTCCTGCCGCGAGGAGTGGCCTATGCCATCAATAAGGGACGTGGATTGGAGATGGTGACTTACGCGCAACTCAAACAAGCACGCATCGAAAAGCAATCTGAGCATCTGCGGCGCATTACTGCCGTGGACTGGCCGGTGCGCAGAGCAGGCTACCTCTGGACCTTCTACCAGCCGGGATTGTTTGGATTCGCCTACGCGGGCTGGTGGGCCTATCTTCGGACTGTTGAACAGGAAGACGTGCAATTACGATGGGACAGACTGCACGATGATGAGGTTCTAGCTTTGCATTGCATGGAGCTTTTCCCTTGTGGTTTGTTTCCTATCCGAGACAACTTCGATCTCTGGAAAGAAGAGTTCGGACGCATTTATTGCAGGCCAGGAAGATTCAAGAAGCAAGGTCTGGCTCCCGTTTGGGTAACTGTCAACTATCGCGGATTTCCGCAGTTACAAGTCGAGAAAGCGAGCTAAAGAGATGCTGACCACCAAAAACTTCGAGACGCGAGCCAATGCTCTGTTCGAGTCCTGCCGTGATCGCTGGCGGAAGAAGCTCAACAAGGGCTTGCCTAAGAGCGTGCAGATCAACATTGCGCCAGAGGATGTTCTGCCGTTCAGCCGGCGTGAGTTTCAGGCATGGCTCTGGAAGGCCGTAGGACTCCAAGCGGTATCCTGCTGCTACTGCCGCGCGCCAATCGACATTATGAACCTTTCCTTGGACCACAAGACACCGCTCCGGCGCGGCGGTGGTCCTGAGTTAGAGAACCTCCAGCCGATCTGCAAGGGCTGCAACGGGACCAAAGGCGAGTTCACCCACGAGGAGTATTCGCTGATCGTCCTGTTCATGGAGGGGCCTGGGGCATCCTTCCGGCAACGCCTTGAGGGGATCATGCGCAATGGTGGCATGGCAATCATGATGAGGTTCTTCCCCGGCCGCGATAAGGCAAAGAAGAAGCGCCCAAGTAAGGTGCAGGACTCACTGGAATTTACGGACCTGCCTGACTTCTAACCATCAACCTTTTTTACCGGAGAGAAGACCATGAAGAACCCACCGATGGATGCTCAATCGTTTGCGAAATGGCTCAACGATAAAGGCTCTAGCCAAGAGTTTTTGAAATGGCAGAGCGGAAAGACTCTGCGCGAACTCTGGGACACGTGCGAATGCGGAGACTGGCTGGAATGGCTGCTCAGCGTGTGCAATTATCAATGGCCGGCTCCAGCGCGGGCCGAGTACCAGCGCGTGATGGCTCCAGCGTTGGCCGAGTACGAGCGCGTGATGGCTCCAGCGCGGGCCGAGTACCAGCGCGTGATGGCTCCAGCGTTGGCCGAGTACGAGCGCGTGATGGCTCCAGCGCGGGCCGAGTTCCAGCGCGTGACGGCTCCAGCGTGGGCCGAGTTCCAGCGCGTGAAGGCTGACACTATCAGGACGATCGTTCCCTACCCCTTCAAATAGCGCACCATCAACCTTTTTCCTCTGGAGGAAACCATGGCAATGAATGTTCAGGGGCATCAAATGCCCGTACCCCACGGCGTCAACGAAGACAATCCAATCTTTCAACGCAATCCACCGCAGACACCGGCACCCGAAGTTCCTCTCGGCTTGCATGACGCTGTGACGCTTCGCAGCGAGTCTGAGCCGGTTGCAGCGAGTCCTGCGCCGGTCGTCGAGCAGCCCACACCCGTCGAGCAGCCAGTCGCGGACAGCGTCGATCTTGTTCCCGACACACCCAGCGCGCCGGAGATCCCCGCAGGCGAAGCAACGGAGCCGCCTGTAACCGAAGGTCTGCCCACAGCCGAGGATCTGGACGTACTCACCGAGGACGGCGAAAAGGCCGAGCTGGTCGAGTAATGCTACTCTTCGCTTGAGCAGGGCGGCAGGACTCTGATTGGCGGTCGGAGTTCAGCCAGCGGCACCTTGCCAAGCGGTTGCAGCGCCTGAGTCTTTTCCCTAAGAGAGGCTTGGGCGCTCCCGCCAAAGAGGAATCTTTTCAGTAACCGCCAAGTGCTGAAAATAGTTTGAAAATAACTCTTGACAGCAATTCAACCGTTTCGCTCTGACCGCCATTGGAGTCAACAAAGTGACAGAAACCGAGCAAATTGAAGAAATCTACAACCAGTATCCGCGCAAAGTTGGACGCCGGGCAGCTCTCAAGGCAATCGAGAACGCGGTGAAGCGGATGGTCAAAGAAGTTATCCTCGACCTTGGCACGCCGAAGGAAAGAGCGTGTGATTCGCTCACCGCGCGCCGGATGATTTGCAAATTGACGATGCTGTACGCGAAGAGTCCAGCCGGCCAGAAGCCATCAGATCCCGCGCAGGACTATCGACCGCACCCAGCGACGTGGTTCAACCAAGACCGATTCTTTGATGATCCTGCCGAGTGGCAGAAACCTAATGGAGGAACCAGCAATGGCCGACAACAGATTGGCACGAAGACCAGCCGCACAATTGACGCACTCAGGGCAGCTATCGCAAAAGGATCAGATCATGATCGCTCTGGGGATACTGGCAATCAAGAGGAACGGGGAGTACGACCAGGAGACGCTGGAGACGTTTGCGGCAGGACTATCGAAGGAACCCTTTGAGAATGTCCTGTCCACCATCCAGAAGATTGCTGAGAGTCCGCGGCGTGACCGGGAGACGGCGTGTCCTGACTTTGGGACGTTGCTGCTGGCCATCCGGTCCATCCGGCACCCGCTGAGGCACCTGAGAGACGTTGTGACCCGGCTGGCACGTATCTATGGCGTCACAGTGGATGAGGAGATGCTGGTCGAGTACCAGGCCGAGGCAGGACACAGAACGGACGAGGACCTGGACAAGGCTCTTGGAGTCCTGCGGGGCGATGAGACGCTGAAGAGGATGCCAACGCCGGCCCAGTTCAGAGCCGCCTGCGGGACTCCGAAGATTTACCGGGATGGGAGCAGACCAGAATGAAGCATTTATCAGCAGCAGACGTGGAAGACGCTCTCGAACGGCGGCGCATCTACCTCAGCGACCCGGCAGCGTTTCCAGTTATCGCGGAACTACTCAATAAGCGTATCGACAAAGACGAGCCTGTTCCCGGTCGGCGCGGATCATCGGTGGACGATTGCATTGTGACTTGGGCACCGGGCTGGGCTGAAAGGATTTGTTCATGATCCAGATCCCGCTCGAAGAAAGCTTTCTGTGTGCCGACTGCAACACGATCTGCAACTCGGCAATCCAATGCCCTTGTGGATCGCAGCACGGCCTATTGAGTCTGGCCACGGTCCTCAACAGGACACAGCGAATCCCCGAGATCAAACGGGAAGTCCAAGAACTTTTGAACGCCATGGATGAGGTTTGCGCGTGACCGCTTCCAACTTTCAATTTGATTCAAGATTGCCGAGCAATGTAGAGGCCGAGAAGACCATCCTCGGCGCGATTCTGCTGGACAATGCAGCCTGGGAAGAGGTCCGCGCAGGACTCAAGAGCGATGACTTTTCGCTCGACAGCCACAAGCGCATCGTTAAGGTAATCGCAGCTCTGATGAAGAACGGCCATGCGGTTGACATTGTGACGCTGGCCGCTGAGTTAGATGCGCGCAAAGAACGGGATGCTATCGGCGGTATCGCCTATCTGGCCAGTCTTACTGAGGGGCTTCCACGTCGGCCCGTGATCAGCGAGTATATCCGAATTGTTCGTGATAAGTCGGTCCTGTGCAAGTTGATGAACACTTGCTCTCAGGCTATCTCGCGCGCGGCAGAGCAGTCTGAGTCAGGACTCGTTGTAATTGCGGACCTGATGAGCCAGTTAGAGAAGCTGACCACGCCCAGCCAGAGCGCAAACACAGCGCCGGTCCAGAACTTCATTGTGAGTGTGGCCGATGAAGTGGTGCGCGACTATCAGCAAAAGACCACGCTCTACATCCCATCCGGTAACTCATGGTTCGACGCGAAGACAGGTGGGGGCTATCGCTGCGGAAAGATCACCATCGTCGCGGCCAGGCCCAAGGTTGGTAAGTCATCGTGGGGAATCACATCGACGGCATTCAACTGTATGCGCGGTACGCGAGTCGTTTGGTTCAGCTTGGAGATGGACAAGAAAGAGTTATCTCTGAACTTGGTTCCCTACGTCGTCGATCTGCCTAACATCGTGGCTACGCGGCCAACTGTGAGGACTCCTGAGCAACAGGCACTGGTTATGCAGGGTCTCGGAACTCTCGCAGACTGGCCGTGGACCGTTCACGATCAGGATATGGACTGCGATGAGGTTTGCTGGATCATCGACCGAGAGACACGAGATCCGAGTCCTGTCCTGTTCGTGCTCGACCATTTCGGAAAACTCAAAGGGGCCGGCAAGGTCTTGCGAGAGCGGTACGTCGAGAACTCTGACAGGATCATGAAGAAGATGCGCCATAAGAACGCGGCCATGCTGAACCTGATGCAGTTGAAGCCAGTCCCGCGAGAGTTCGCTGACAAGCGTCCACAGTCAGAGGACGTAAAAGAGAGCGGCAACCCTATTGAGGACTGTTTCGCGTGCGTCCTGCTGCACCGCTACCAGGACAAAGAGACGCTGAAGATGACCAAGAAGGCGAACATCAATCTGGCGTTGATACGGGGCGGTGGGTCATCGGGCAACGTGGATGGGGAGTTCAATCCTCGCAAGCTATGTTTTGAGGCAGAGGCCGAGCTTGACTATTCAGATGGGAGTTACTTCGAATGAGCACGCCAGCAAGGGAATATCCGCACGGCAGGACACGACGACACGATGCACGGCAGCCATTCACCGAGAAGAAGCTAGCTCGGTTGACTGCTGACATACTAGAACACGTAACAGGAGACCGATGTGAAGTCATAAGTCGGGGTCCTACGTGGCACATGATTCTGCGAGTCTGCGGAGATAAGGCGGGACGAGGATGAAAGGCAAATCAATGGATGAGAAGAAAGAACCACAAATGTACGAGTTTCTAAGTCTTGATTTTCTTGAGGCCATGAATGACATCGGTCGATATGGCTTTGAGAAGTACGGAATAGACAGCTTCCAAGCTCGACGCGCCAAAGGAGATCGATCACGCGGCCCGCTGAAGAGAACTCAAGGACAGGTCATCGCCGATCACGCACGCGAACACTTCAACCAGTACCTCGGCCACGAAGCACACGACCATTTCAACACCGATGTTCACCAACTCGCTGCTGTCGCGTTCAATGCGATGATGGAATCCTACTTCGCAGGACTCGTGAAATGAGAAATCGGACTCCAATCCGTCGCTACGTCTCAGTACGCAAGAAGAGGCCCGGCCCTCCACGTAGAGGACAGCCCACAGCAGCCGAAAAGGAAGCGGAGCGCAACCGAGTCTACGACCGATGCGGAGGCCGATGCGAACTGAACTTGATGCCGAACTGTTGGAAGGGAGTCCTGCCGCGCACAGGACTTACACCTTGGGACCATTGGCATTTGGTTCACCTTCATAGCAAGCGCCGGTTCGGATGGACCGAGGCTGAAGGAAACACGCTCCTCGGTGGTTGTCCAGAATGTCACCTTGTTGGAATGCACGAGAAAGGTTTGAAGCCAGAATGCAAGCAAGAATCCTAGTCGGCGACGTTCTCGATCGACTCCGCGGGTTACCGGATGAGTCAGTACAGTGTGTGGTGACCAGCCCGCCGTACTGGGCCCTGCGCGATTATGGCGTGGAAGGTCAGTTCGGACTTGAGAAGACGCCAGAGGAATACATCGCCAAGATGGTAGCCGTGTTCCATGAAGTTCGGCGCGTCCTGCGGAGTGACGGAACGCTTTGGCTCAATATCGGTGACAGTTACGCCAGTGATCCAGGAAAAGGTGGATCGGGAACCTATAACGGAAACAACGGCCATGGTGAGGCTTATGCGCGTGAACGCCTGAAAGGCGATAAAGATCCCAAGCGTGGCGATACGGCCAACGGGAAGCCATACCGTGCCGTGCGCGCTGAGGGGATTAAAGCCAAAGACCTGGTAGGAATCCCATGGATGTTGGCCTTTGCTCTGCGCTCCGATGGATGGTATTTGCGGCAGGACATCATCTGGGCCAAGCCGAACCCGATGCCTGAGAGCGTAACCGACCGATGCACCAAGAGCCACGAGTACCTGTTTCTGTTGACCAAGAGCGCGCGGTACTACTACGACGCCGAGGCAATCAAAGAAGACTGCACGGCGGATCACCTTGCGGGGAACCATTCACACAAAGGATTGACAGCCTACGAAGCGGGCGATGAGCGACACAGGACTAAGCAGGGACTTGTTGCTTTCGCTCAGAGAACACGACTTGACATGGAAGGCCCTAATAGTCGGATGCACCAAGACAGAGATCCCGCTCATCCAGCAACCCGTAAAGTGCGCTCTCCTGCCGGATGGAAAACTGGCAACGGCGCTCACGGTTCAATTCACGAGGACGGACGAGAGCAGGAAGTGACCTACGTCGATACCGATTCGACGAAGCGCAACAAGCGCAGCGTGTGGACCATCGCAACCCAGGCATACTCAGAGGCCCACTTTGCCACGTTCCCGGAGGCGCTGGTTGAGCCGTGCATCCTGGCCGGGAGCAAAGAGGGCGATACGGTTCTCGAACCATTCTGCGGATCAGGCACAACCGGCGTCGTCGCGCTACGCTATCACCGTGACTTTGTGGGGATTGAACTGAACCCCACTTACGCAGGACTCGCACAGAAGCGCATCGGAGAAGAATCACCGATGTTCAACCAAGTAGAAGTTCAACAATCCGCACCAACAGTGAGGTAAGATAAGTCCATGCAAACACCAGCATTCGTACCCAGAGGAAGCCGCTATTTGGTCCTGCCTGATAGTCTGGGACAGGATAGCGAGACAATCGGAGGAATCACCCTCTCAACCCCAAAAGACCCAAACAAGCAAGCCATCGAGGGAACAGTCGTAGCCAAAGGTAAGTCCTGCATCGATTACGAACTGGGCGACAAAGTGATGTACGGCCAGTTCTCAGGCTACGATCTGAATCTCGACGGGACCGACTACAAGGTGCTCGCTGAGAATGAGTTGCTTGGTCAGCATCTCGTAACGCCGTTCGACGAGGATCAACCCGTCCTGCCGCTCGTCATGGGCGAGATCGTCTAACTAACCGCCAACCGCCGCACTCAATAGGAGAAAGAACCGCCATGGCAATCACTATCAAAACAGGGAAGGAAGCTCGCGCCGAGATCCTTTCAGGAGCAACGCAACTCAACCAAGTAGTCAGTTCGTCTCTGGGTCCTGCCGGCCGCTGGACCCTATTCCGCCACGGCAACATGGTCGTGCTCAGTAAGGACGGCGTTACGCTGGCCAACGAGGTCAACCTGCCCGGCGTCTACGAGTCTATGGGTGCCGACCGTCTCAAGGGTGCAGCGCGCCAGGCTGTGAACGAAGCTGGCGACGGGACCACCACAGCCGTCCTGCTGGCCCACGCCATCCTTGAGGCAGGACACAAGGCCATCGAGGCTGGTGCGGAGCCGGTGAAGCTCACCAAGGGCATTGACCGGGCGCGCAAGGCCCTCGTAGGTGACTATGATCCTGCCAAGAAGAAGTTCTCCGGCGGGATACTCGAAACGCTGGCCATCCCGTGCACTCCTGAACTCGCATTCCAGGCAGCCCGGATCAGCGCCAACGGAGACGATGCGATCGCCAAGGTCGTAGCCGACACTGTTCTCAAAGTGGGCGCCGACGGCGATGTGACGTTCAACAAGAGCTTTTCGCAGGACCATGAAGTCGAGTTCCAAGAGGGGTTGGGATTCAACTCCGGCTGGGCACATCCGATCTTCATCAACGACCCGCAGCGCAACCGGGCCCTGCTCAACAATGTGCTGGTGCTGGTCCTGAACCGCCATCTAAACACGGCAGACGAAGTGATGAACATCATGCGGAAGGCGGCCACACGGGCGGCCAAGCAGGACGAGGGCGACAACCAACCCTTTGCCATTCTCATCATCGCCGACGAGTTCACGCCCGAGGCCCTCCGGCAGCTCGTGATGCACCGCCAGCCGGCACAGATCGACCCCAGGACCGGAAGGAACGTCGGCGGCGACGGGCTGAATATCGTGGCCGTGCGTGCCGGACTCTTCAAGGATGCGCGCCGGGATCTGCTCGAAGATATTTGCTTGCTCACCAAGGCAACCCGGATCGAGAACCCGCACGGCAAAGCCTACGAGTCGATGAGCGCCAGTTCCTTTGGCTTGGCCGAGCAGGTCACCGTCACCCAGAGCCGGACCACGATCACGGCAGGACTCGCAGACAAGGACTACCGAGCCAACACCATTGATCCATACTTGGCACGGTTGAAGGCGGTCTCAGAGGATACGTCTTTGCGTCCTGACCAGGTGAGCAACCTGAAGTCACGGATTGCGGCTCTGACTGGCGGCGTAGCTGTCATCAAAATTGGCGGCACGTCGGACAACGAGGTCGAGAAGTTGCGGTTTCAGGTTGAGGACGCTCTTCATGCCACTCGGGCGGCCGTCTCAGAGGGAGTCGTACCGGGCGGGGGAAGTGCGCTGCTGTTCGCAAGTGAGATGCTTCAGAGTCCTGAAGATATAACCGATGATGAGCAGGGAATGAGGCTGCTTCTCAGTGTCCTGTCGAAGCCCATGGAACAAATCGCAACGAACGCTGGCTATGACGGGGAAGCTATCGTAGGGCAAGTCTCGCGGCCACTCCCATCTGAGGGATACATCCACGGATTCGATGCCTCAACAGGAATGCACGTGGTTAATATGTTCGAGGCTGGCATTGTGGACCCGCTTCGAGTCGTTCGCTCGTCACTCAATGCCGCGGCAAGTGAGGCCTGCTTACTGCTGCTCACAGAGGTTGTACTGGGCAACATTCCAGAACCAGCACAGCAGCAGATGAGTGGGCAAGTCGGAGGCCGTCGGTAGATTTTGACTTTCGGTACGACCGGGAACAATCCGGGGCGTTGGGCCGAAACGCTAGCATCGATATAAGCTTGGCAGCCGGGAAAAGACCGGCACTATCCAACCATCAACCCAGCAGGGCTTTCGAGTCCTGCCAACCAATCTCTTAAGACGAGGAGCTTATGGGGATGAATCCAAATACGCATCAGTTTGAACCTCTCGACAGTCCCGCTGCTGTCGAACGTGCCCATACAGAAAACTGGAAGATTTTCAAGATGGGCGAGACTATCACAATCAAAGACACCAAATTCACCGTGAAGGACATTAGTCCGAATAAGCTGGTCCTGCGGCCACATGGAAGCGGCTCGGAAAATCTGGAGTCTCTCGCCGCAAAGATCGAGGATTTGAGCGAGCCCAAGCCGTTCGTTCAAGGCATCGGCTGGGCCATCAAGGAAATGCAGAACGGCGCCAAACTCGCGCGTGCTGGCTGGAACGGCAAGGGGATGTTCCTTTACTACGTCCCAGCGGATAGTTACCCGGCTCGAACCGCTGTCGCAAAAGAACAGTGGGGAGAGAATGCGCTCGTGCCCTATGGCGCATACGTGGCCATGAAAACGGCTCAGGGAAACGTAGTCCCGTGGCTTGCATCTCAAACCGACTTGCTGGCGACCGACTGGGAAATCGTCTAGCGCAGGACTCAATACCCTCTCGGATAACTGGTAACCCCATGGCGTTTGCGCAAATCAATTGTGCAGGCGCCATGTTTGTTTGTGGGCCTGCCGTGCGCATCCAGTTTCCCCTGCCGTGCCAGATCGCTCATTACCCATCGGCTTGCAATCTGTGCTGTAAATGCGTCCTTGCCTTGAATGGCGGCGTTCACAGCCTCTTGTGGGTCGATGGCTGCTGAGTTGCGGAGAGTGCCGAGCATCATCTTGAGGCAGTCAAGCAAATGGTTATTTTTATTTTGCAATGCCTCTGACGGGTTCCGTGTGAGCAACTGCCGGCTGGTCATCTCGACCCGCTTGGCGCGCTTCATCTCCCACAGCAGGTTCGGGCAGTCGAACTCGTGTAGACCAGGCTGGGGCCGGTCACTCGGTTGTCGGCAGACAATATAGAGCCGTGGTTTGAGTCCTGTCGGCTTCCCCTCCAGAGTCGATATTCCCCTCCACCAGTCAGCCATGACCCACTCGACAAACGTCACGTCAGACCGGACCCCGTCATAGGGAGTCATCTTCCACATATTGTTCTTCTTGTAGGTCTGGTAGATGTTCGTCGGAGCGCCCTTGTCGGTGGCCACGGCGTCATAGAAGATGGACGGGTCAGCCTTGATCCAGCGCGCTTTCTCCATGTGCGGCATCTTCCGCATGACTTCTACGTTCTGATCCACGTTGTTCTGCCACTCGTCGGAGCGGAAGCGATAGAACTCGCCAGCTAGGTAAAGCTCTGGAGGGTTCTTGCGTCCTGTCTTTGGATCGAAGCTTTCGCGGGGAACGTAGCCTTTGAGTTGTGCTGTCGCATTGGAAACGCCGTGGTCAAAGGTGGATACCACGTCGGGGTTGGCCGCCATGTACGGCGGGCCAGGATACCAGTTCGGGTCCGAGATTACGACGATCTGGTAAAGCTCCTCATTGCCCAGGATGGAGCCGAAGACAGCCTCGCCGCCGGTAGCGTAGGGGTCCATCTCCTGTTCTTTCTTCCAGCGCGCCTTTGACGAGTATCTGGAGGCGTTTTGCTCGTACCAAATTGCTCCCTTTGGCGTCTCAGGATCGCGGTCAGGCACGGCGCTGTAATGGAGAGACATGATTGTCAAGCCATTTTTTTTGCGCCGAATGTTTACTCCCCTGATTACCTCTATCCGGGTCTGCGGCGGGACTCCTTCGAGCTTCTTTACGGCTTCTTGAAGTTTGGTTGGCATTGGGTCTACGTCATCTCCGCATCATTGTTGTGATCCCAGAAGGCTCCCATGTTTGAGGTCGAGTTCATGATGATCTTCGGAGTGCCGGCGGCCATAGCCTCGTCGAAGGCGGTCATCGCGTCCGGCTGGAAAGCGGATTCATCCGAAAAGAATGCCCATGGGTGGTAGGCTCTGATCTTGCCTTCGCCTGATGGCAGGACGAACATGACGCTGGAGCCAACACGGAACTCGTTCATCGGCTGCTTGTCGGTTGGCTTCGGCAAAGGGAACTCATCTTTAAGCCACTGAGGCTGGCTGTCGTAGAGCTGCTTGGCGTAGGTGATGACCTCGGAGCCTTTCTCGTCGGTGATCGTCTGGACGGCTATCTCTCGCTCGTCCACGAGCATACACTGGAGCGTCAGGTAGGCCGTGATCGCCCAGGTCACCATCATGGTCCTGCTCTTCTCAAAAATCTTCACCCTGTTGGTGTCGTCCTCCAGGTACTCGAAGACGACAGGAAAGAACGGCCAGTTCGGAAACGGCTCCCATGGCGTCGGTCGCTTCTGCTCTTTCCAGTGCTGGTTGAAGGTCTTGGTGTAGCGGGTAGCCCAGGTGAACGTATCCGCAGTGGCAGCGCGGACCTCATCGGCCCGCTTGCGCTGCTCGGTATCCGTGAGTTTGTTCTCGGACCTTACAGCTCGGTCAATAGACTCCTGCTGCTGTTCCAGACGCATGGCGGCGCGCGCGGCAAGCAGGAGTTCCCGATCTTCGGCGGCGGTACTCATCCCATTCAGTTTACAGGTTCGGTCCTGTTGCCCTCGATGAACCGTGCTTTGCTCAGGACCAGCTTCTGCAATTCCTCTGGCGTCATGTTCTCAGTGGGGTCGTTTTCCTTGCCGTAACCGCAGCGCGTTAGCAGCGTGTTTGCTGCCTTCACTTGGCCATCGATGTTTCCCTTGGTTTGCGATGGGTCCAGCATCATCAATTCCATTAGGCGCCCTTCAATGTTGGACCGTGTAGCACCTACTTTTACCATGCTCTTCGCGCTCATCTTGGCAAGTTCGTGCCTGGTGTCCTCATGGAACTTTGTGAGCCAGAGACGGCCGGCCGCTGAATCCATGATCTCCTTAACCTCAGTCATGCTCATGTTAAGGTCGATCGCCGCGGATTCTCGATCCTTTTTGACACACAAGATCAGGCAGGCTAACTGCTCCTCGGTCAGCGTCAAGCATTCCATCTCTGCTTGCTCTGGACTCTTTCTGTCCTTGGCTTTCAGGGGCTTCAGCTTCTCCGGCTTGCGCTTCTCGGCAGGACGCGCAACAGGGTCGAAACCGGCTGGCCGGCGGGGCATGAGGGGCTTGTCATCCATTTGGTTACTTCCTTCTGGCGGATTTGATGGCGTTGATGCGCTTTGCGTTGAGGAACGGTTTCAGTTGCTCACGCTCGGCCGCTGTGGTCTTCGGATCTTCGTAGACGGCCTTGGCGTCAGTATAACTGAGTTCGAACTTGAAGACGCGCTCCAGGTAGTCGAGGTTCCGCGCTCTGGCTGCTGCGCGAATGCTGTGTTGCGTCGGATGCTCGCGTGAATAGTCCCGCTCCACTTGCTGGTCTGGTGTCAGCGGAGTGTGGGGATGGCGCACGGCATTCAGCTCGAGGGCCTGAGTGAGCGCATGGGAGCGGTCTAAGCTCTTTGGCGCGCCGCCGATCATTCCGGTGAATCGCAAAACCTTGCTTGCCGTGTCCTGCGGGCCGTAGGTACGCAGCCAGTTGTCGGCTGACATTGGCGTCAGGTCGCCGACGACGTTGTATTTCAGGCCCTGCCACATCTCTTTGTAGAGAGGGGCATTTGGATCATAAACGTAATCGCCATTCCAGTCGCTATTCGCCATAGTGTTCCAGGCATTGATGGCAACATCAGACACCTTACCTTTGGCGTAATTCTTTGGATTCTCAAAGCCGTGCTCGTAGTCTTTGAGTCCTGTCGGCCACGACATTCTGATGGGTTCTCCGTGCTCGTTCACCGGGCCGGTACGCGGGTGCATGGCCTCCATGGCAGCATTGGTAGCCACAGACATACCGTTGACCTCAGAGTCTTGTTGCGCCCACTGCCATGGATATTTTCCGGTTGCCAGTTTCTCGGTCACGCTGCCGAGGGTGCTGGTCAACAGAGCCATCGACAATATCCATCCGGCATTGACTCCGAGTTGCGGCAGCCGGGACGTGGCGCGCCGGGCCTGGCTCAACCAGTCGCCTTTCTTGGCCTGTGCATCCATCTTCTCGAACATCTTGTCGTCGAACATTTTGGAGCTTGTCTGCTCCTTTACGCCCTGCACCGCACCGCGCCAGGAACCAAGTGCCCACGTAGCCGACCGGAAGAAGAACTGCGCCGCGCTCTTCAAGTCATTGTTGAGGTAGAGCGAATCCCAGTTCAGTTCGCCGAAACGGTTGTCCGTGGTCTGGGCAACCTCGCGCGCAATCTCCTCCTCGGTCTTCTCGCCGGATGCGATCGCGTAACTGTACTGCGCCAGTTTGGTCGAGAGCAGTTCGACGGCAAATGCCCACTTCGACCGCGGGATGTAGTGATTGAAGAGCGGCGTCATCAGGCCATGACTGAGCCACGGCAGGAACTTCAAGAGACCTTTGCCGATCTCTCCGTCTTTCCAGGCGTCGAGGCAGTGGTCTCCAAAGGACCCTTGGAACTGCTGGGCGATGTTCCAGCGCAGGCCACCGGAGAAGAGCAATTCCATCAGGTGCGGGAAGTCCGGATACCGCTCCGCGAACTTCTTGCCCTCTGGAGACTCAAGGAACTCATCAGGATTCCGAGCGTACTGGATCGTCTGACCGCCGCGCTTGATGGCCGTATAGGGGGCAATCATCGCCATGGCAATATCTGCGAGTCCTGCGGAGACCTTGGTCGGGTCCAGGCCGCGAATCCCTTGGTTGACCACCTTGTCCATGCCGGTGTTGAGCACGGAGGCCATATTCTCGACCGTGATGTAGGCCCAGTGGAATGCCGAGATAGCCAGCTTCATCTCGGTCGAGAAGTTCTTGAGCTTCACGAACGCGCTCAGGACCTCGCTGCCTTTTATGTGGTCGACGCTCAGGTAGTTGTTGAGCAGCCGGGCCGCGTCCTTCTGGATTACCCAGCGTCCTGTCTGGACCGGGAAAGTGTCGCCATCGATCGATTGCACCATGCGCCAGACGTTGCCGCTCTTGTCGTCGACATAGGCGTAATCCTTTGGCAGTTTCTTGCTGCCCTTCAGAAACATCGCCAAGCCCTGATCTTTGAAGTTGTACCAGGCGTATCGGGCCGCGACGAACTTGGCACCCTCCTGCAAGCGCCGGAGCAGCATCTCAACAGGATTCCCTAAAGGTTCCGCTCCATCGGCTACGGCTTCCTTCAGGGTGTACCGCTGCTGCTTCATGAACGCCTTGGACCCTTCAAACGGCCGACGGGACACTTGGCCAAGTCGGGCGATCTGCTGATCCTCTGTGAGCTCCTTCTCGCCGCCGGGGGCTACCTTGTAGCGGTTGGGGAAGTAGTTGGCCTTGTCGCTCAACTCCACTTGCTGAGTCCTGCGCTTGCCGAGGTTGACTGCTTCCTGCTCGCGTATCCTCTGCTGGCTCAGGACTGTCTGCATGAACTCCTGGGCGTGCTGTAGATCTTGCGTGGGCTGTTCTACGCCTCGCTGCCAGCGGTCGACGAACTCCACTCGGTCATCAGGCGACAGCTTGTCGAGCATCTGGCTGATGCTTTGCAGGAACTGGCCGGCCTCAAAAAGACGGAGCGCAGGCTCACCGAGAGCCTTCCCCATGATGTCGAGCGCGTCTGTGTCCGCAACGGCACCCGGAGCGAACGCCGCGGCGACCTCGTGGCCCATGGCCTTGGCACTCTTGCCGGTGGACTTTACCGCACCGAGAGCTTCCTTCCAAGTTCCAACGGCTGCTTTCTTGGCGTAGCGTCCTATCGCAGCGAAGCTCGCTAGGGGCGCGAATGAACCCTCTTCTCCCTTCATCAAATCTTTGAACCGGGACGGACTCTTGGGTTTGTCGAGCTCCGCCTTGGCCTTCTCGTCGTGCGTCCGCGCTTCGTCAACGTGGCTCGGATTGGCATAAAGCGCGATCTTGCCCATGATGGCCTTGAGCGCGTCCAGTTCCCGGCCTTCCTTGACCGTGGCGCGCATCAGGCCGCCACTCGAAGCGAACTCCCCACCCTGCACCATGTCCAGCAACTTCGGATCGAGGAAGAACTTGCCGGATGCGGACTTGGATTTCTTGGTCCTGATCTCGAATCCTTCGCGGCGGTTGGATGGGCCGGTGATGCCGATCTCTGATCCGCTGCTCTGGAGGTACTGGTCTCCGGTTTCGAGGAATGACTTGGCTCCCTCCGGCGTCCGCATAGCGTAGGTTCCGCTCACGTCCTCCTTGATGTCGAACTTGGACGGCATCTGGATACCGAGTTTCGTGGTCCCGTCGTCCATCGTGAAGCTGATAATCCTGCCTTTGGACCCGGCCTTGAGTTCTCCGTATGCGCCCAAGAGGTTGCCTGTGATGATCTTGGCCTTCTGCCGGTCGCCGCCGTAGCCCTTGAAGAGTTGCCGCACGTCCGCGTTGCGTCCTAGATTCGATGTGGCCAGCGAATCCATCTGTGAGCCGGGCACCTTGGTCTGCCGCAGGCCGCTGTTGACTGCGATGGTGAACTGGAGCGCACTGGGAGCGTAGGGGTTGCCCGATGGCTTCTTGGCTCCCTCTATGTTCGTTATGACTCCGTTGTAGCCTTCGCCATTGATGTCAACGTGTACTCCGACGCCAACCCGGTAATCGTTCAGAAGCTGGCGTCCTCGGGTACGCATTTGCTGGGCGCGGTCCACCGTTCCCTGATGTGTGAGTCCTGCCAGGTAGGTCTTGTACATCGCCTCGAAGTGGTCATCCAGCGCGCGGGCCGCCAGCGTGTCGCGTTCTCTCGGCGGGAGCTTCATCGCATCAGGACCGAAAGTTTCGGCGATCTTCTCCATGACCTCTTCGGGAGTGAACGGCTTGCCTTGACGCTTGATCGAATACTCGCCGTAGTGCGCGTCCTGTCCGAATGGAGAGCTTGGATCAACTCCCTGATACATGCGCTCGATGTGAGTCTCACGGGCCGCAAAGTCGTAGGTTCGTGGTTCCAGATCGTTCTGTCCGGTCTCGTCGAGGAAGTCGATGTAGTTGGTGTAGGCCTCAGAGATTGAATCCATGAACTCCTGCTGCTGGGCTACGGGCAGGAGAGCCGAGTGGCCGGTTGCCTTCATGGCCAGCCCCTCGTTCGCGCCGGCTTGGCCCTGCTCGTTCGTGTCGGCACTCAAGCCAAGCATCCGGCTCATATCTGGATTGTCGAACAGGTATTGCGCGACGATCTTGTCACCGTATTTGTTCATCAAGTCAACGGCCTGAACTGAGGTCGCGGCGCGGGTGTTGCTGGAGACGTTGGCGTTCAGCGACTTCATCTTTTTGGCGAGGTTCATCTGTGGACGCTGCTCGGCGGGCAATGCGCTGGCCAGCATTGTGTAGAGCGGGAGAGCTACCTGTCCGGTTCTATTGATGCGACCGAGCATCTGGATAACCACATTCACGTCCGCCGCAGGCTGCCCAACAATCATGTGTCGTGGCCTCACATCCCTGAAGTCGTGGGAAGCATGAAGAGAGATGCCCGCCGCGGCTGCGCGGTTGATAAGCAGTGCATCAAGGCCACCATTATTGAATTGCATCTGGGTGTTCACACGGTCTTTGCGTTCGATGCCAGGAACCTTCGTCAGTTTCGGAATCTCGCCGCTATAGTCGATGGCCCATTCGCGTCCTGTTATCTCGGCGATCTTGTAACCGGCCTTCGTCACTCCATTGCGGATGTAGTCGATGGGAGAAACCGGAAGATCTACTTTCAGCGCGTCGATCAAGTCTTGGGCCTCATCGTAGGCCTCGCGCACCGCAGGGCTCAAATCACTCAATGGAACCGTGACGCGCCTCTTATCTCCCTCCAGGCCGGTTTCGTTGTAGTAGCGGGTCCGCATCAGGGTTCTGTCGGTCACTCTCGAATAATCGAGACCAGGAAGCAAATCGTCTTCAGCAAGATTGTTCCCGTCTATGTACTCTTCAAGGAATGATCCTGCTGTGTTTTCAAGGGCATATATCGGGCGCTCACCGCGCTCGATTGCCGCGACGATCTGCACTATTGAATCGTCGCACTTCAGAGCCAGAAGCAGTTGACGAACGAGATTATGAACAGTGGAAGAAAACTCCATGTGGCTAACCGTGAGTCCCTTGCTTCCAGCCGATTTCCCTGCCGCCTTGGCTTCAGTTACGATGCGCGCAAAGTCAAGGTTATGGAACATCTTGTCGGCTTTCATAATCGCGCGCAGAATTTCTGTTACCTGGTCTGATATGCGCGTAGCCTTCGCTTTGCCCGCTTCGTCTGTCTGATTCTTGAACTCTATCCCGTCGAAGGAACGCTCACGGCGAACGAACTGCCCAGTCTGCGCCAGCAGGCTTGTGAGGACGGCTTGGAGAGGCGCGCCGCCGGCAGTGATGGCTGAAGCAACCAGATCGCGGTCTGGGATGGCAATCGATATGTCCGTCATGCCAGCGTAGAGCGGAAGATTGTCCGGCCGCTTTGCCCATGTGGCAGAGAGGAAGACAACGCCTTTTGAGGCTGTTGTCAGTTCAGTGAGGAAGTCTCCAGTGTTCGAGTCGCCACCTGCATTGTGGCTCTCGTCCAAGATGAAGATGGCGTTTGAGGCAATCCGCTGGAGCGTCTGTTGCTGCCGGTTGTCCTCCTTGTTGATCTGCGAGTAGGTCAAGAAGACTGCGTTGCTGCCCTTGGGTAGTTCTCCGGTCTCTCGTATCCTGTCGAGCACAGGACGCATCGCACCAGAGTTACGGAAGATTTTTGTTCCAGTGGAAGAGTCCGTGATCGAGGCATCAGCATTGAACAGAAGCGGGGTGATGGTCTGCCCAGAGCCGATGTTCTTCAAGTCGCGGTACATATCGGAGAACAGGTTTGCTTTCTCTGTCACGAAAATAGGGAGATGGCCATGCAGGTCTGCCCAGCGAATCATGGCGGCTGCAACGCGACCTTTTCCTACGCCAGTTTGGTCGGCTACGATCAAAGCCTTGCTGCGCTGCATCTGGTAGATTGCCGCGGCGATGGCGTCCGTCTGAATGCCCATAAACGCCTCGTGCATCTCTTCCACGCTGGAATAGCCAAGCTGGTCCGTAACAAACTGGTCGAGGTCTCCTACTTCTTCGTGGACAACCTCCATTGCTCTCAGCATGGGATCTACGAGAGCTTTCGGCGCCATGATCCCCACGTCTTTCTTTTCAGACATTGGTTTGAATGTCGCCTGGAACTGGTTGCTCTCATCCGCTAGAGCATTTGCAGAATGTCCATCAGGCTTGGCAGGTTCTCGTCTGACAGTTCGCGGGGCGGGTTGTCCTTCTGCCAGTCGATCTGAGAAAGCAATATCTCCATCAGGTCGAGTTGTAGAATCTGCGCTGCCCACTGCGAAGGAGGGCACCCTACCGGAATGGCTGATAGGTCCGACCCCACCCCGGACGACGTTCCCGCTGCTTCCAGTTCCCGCTTCGCTCGTATCGGGTTGTCCTGAATCAGTCGGTCGATTTGGTCCTGTAGCAGTTCTGGATACTGCTCCGGTGTCGGCGCTTTCGTCCCGCACGGGACCGCCAGCGACATCGTTGGCCGGTCGTTTCCCTGCAAGATTGGTGCCCAGATGTTCAGCAGCTTTGTCATAAACCTCTCCCCACGTCTTCAGACGTTGAATGGCGGCGGCATCCGGGCTTACCTTGGCGGACCGGACTCGACCGTCGATTGCGATCAGGCGAACAGGGAACGATGCCCCCTGGCGCGAGTACAGGTCTCCATCAAGCTCGAAGTCGGAGACGACGTTGTAGTGAGCGTAGAGCCAGTTGAAGAATGGCCGGACCTGGTTGGTGATCTCGCCCGGCTTCTCCCGGTCTCCGGCGGCGATGATGATTGCCGCCTTCCCAGCATCCTTCATCGCTCCCAGGGCCTTAGCCACAATCAGATGGTCAAGCTTCACCACGTTGTAGCCATCGACCTTGACGGGTCCTGCCAGCGGGCCGAATGGGGGGTTGGCGACCACGGCATCCACTCGCTCGACAGGACTCCATATCGTCGCGTCGTGCTGAGTGACGGTGAATCCCTCATCTTGGAGTGTGGCGGCGCGCGCCGGGTTCAGTTCGTTGGCTTGCGTCATCTTCGGGTTGGCCGCGATCAGCAGCGCGCCATTCCCTGCTGTCGGCTCGTAGACGGTGGTCGTGTTCCAGGTGATGCCCGCGAAACTGTCAGCGATGAATGCTAGTGGTAGCGGCGTAGAGTACGCTTGATTCGCAATGCTGGTGCTGGTCCTGATGCTCAGGTTCGGCTGGCCCTCATAGAGTCCGACGAGCGCTTCATAGACGCCGCTCCCCCTGCCGTAGCGCCCTTTCAGGATCATCTCTGAGGCAATCCGGTTCAGCATGGCCTCGTAGGCCTCTTGAGCCTCCTTCATGCGAATCTGGTCTGGTTCGGAGCCATCGAACTCAGTGACGATCTTCTTCAGGTCGTTGTAGTTCTTGGGTCCTGCGCCGTGCTCGAACTTGAGTTGCAGGGCGTCAACGAGGGTCGCATCGGCGGCGGGTTCTGGCTTGGCTTCGACTTGTTTTTCAGGAGGTAACCCACTGAAGAGAACAACAGGGATTGTCTTCTTACCGTTGCGCGCGAAAGCTCCCAACCGATGAATTCCCTCGATGCTCTCGATACGAGACGGATCAGTAAGATCAACCGTCGCAACGATTGGAGTGATTTCTCCTGATTCTTGGAACTCTTCCCATAATTGTCTATCGCGCGCTTTGTTGCCTGGGTAATCAAAGATCGTCTGGGGGAACGCAGAGACCGGTACTTGACGTACTCCCGGCAGCCTGAAAGCGTCATCGTCCAACTGGTCTACAGCAGACTTCACATCCTTTGGATCAGGAGCTAAGATTCGCAGACCTTCGATCTCTTCACTGTAAATCTGAGGATAGAGGAGGTCAACTTTTTCTAGTCCCGTGCCGGGCGATGAGGATGTCTTTGGCGTCTCGGCAGGACTCGCAATCGGCTTCACGTCCTCAATGTTCTTGTTGACTGTTGAGCCGCCGTCTGTGATTCGTACTTTCTTGCCATCTGTCCAGGCTACTTCTCCTGTACGCTCCTTGCCCTTGTTGGTCCTGTAGGTGACCTTGTCGCCCTTCTTCAGAGCCTTGCGCTCGGCTTCCTGCTCTTTCAGGAACTCCCCAAAGTCCTTCACTTCAGGCTCGGCCGCCGCTGGCTTCTCTACCGGCTTGAGTCCTGCTTTGAACTGCTCCTCGGTCAACTCAGTCCCAAACGCCAGATTGAAGTCGAAGAACGGTTTGTCGCTCGGGTCGTGATTCGTGGCCGCAACCGCAAACGAGGAGAACGCCGACCGAACCTTGTCAATCGGATCGTCCAGCTTCTTGAGGATGGCCTCTACGACTGGACCCTGCTCGTAAGTGTCCTGTCCACGGAATATTTGGTCGTACCGCTCTGTGGCCGCAACGATCTGCTCTTGAAGGTTCCATCCATCTCCTGCTGAGAGGATGCCTTTGATTGCTCCCATCGTCCCTAAGAGCTTCTGTTTCAGGAAGTCCGGTGTCTGCTCTATCACTTCTGGGGGCAACAGTTCACCGAGTAGGGCATCTCCTACTTTGGCTTTGGCGGAAGTGGTGAGTAGTCCGGTCTTTGCGTTCACGTTCTCTGCACTATTGGTGATAATACCATCGTTCACCAGAGCCTGAGCAATAAAGTTTCCAGTGTCCTTGTGTCGCAGAACGTCGTCGAGTGTGGCCGTGGGGTCTGTTGAGGCGTGGTCATCGACCAGTGCGGTGAGTCCTGTCGCGGCCTCGGGGGGGAGCGTAATCGGCTTCAAGATGGACTTCGGAATCGGCTGGACGCTCTCCTTATCGAAGAGGTACATCTCCGCCGAGTCTTTGTCGGACTGGGAGGGTTTGTCGCGATTGGCCTCGAACTGGCGCAGGTTGAACTCATCGCCCCTGGCGCGCGCTTCTGCAATGGCGTTGTCCATCAGCCATTGGTCAACCCGCTTGACGGTGTTTCCAGCCTTACGGTTTGAGTCATTATCGATCTTCGGGAAGGGAGTTGTCTTGCGTCCTGTCGCCGTCAAGACCACTTCTCCGGCGGCCAGCATCATGCCAACTTCTCCGCGCTTAACCTCTTTAGATTCTCCGGAGACTTCCTGTTTTGCCACTTGATTTGAGGCTTTCGTCTCACCTTCAGCCGCTTTCGTCTCAGGCTTCGGCTGCTCCGTCTCAACGTCTTCCGCTTTCAGCTCGACCGGCTTCTGCTCGGCTGCCGGTGCGCCCCCCTTTCCCAGTGCGTCCAGCGCGGCCTGAGCGCCAGTCTTCGAACGCGCCGCCTTGCGAATGTCAGCAGACTCGATCTCCTTGGAGTGGTAGTAGGTGCCGCTGAAGGGTCCTGCGCCCTTCACTTGCGTCCGGGTAAGATGCTCCACTCCGGCCGGCTTGAACTCGGACCCGGCAGGAACATGAAGAAAGGGATGCTCGCCTTTGCCGACAGCATCTGCCCAGCGTTGCAACTCTTCTCGACTCTGGCCCGGCGCGGCTGGTGTGCCCATCATCCCGGCTTGCGCGTGATCCTCTTGCCGGTTGGCGCGCCGCTGAATCTCCTGCTCGACCATCCGCTTGCGAACCCCGGCAGTCACGGTTGCAGTCCTGCGGATCAGCGCGTCAAGTTGCTCCGAGGTCGAATCCATTGGGGCCGCGCCCAGCACCATAGAAGCCTTGCGAACTGCGGGCGTATCCGGGATTTCCACCGGCTCTGTGGAAGTTGTGGATTTCGAGGCTGTCTTTTCACCTTCTGGGGCGATGGCTTGGTCACGTTCCTCCTGAGCTTGCTTGGCGCTCTCCTGGCGCTCTTGGATGGCCGTCTGCTGAGCGTCCTGCTGGGCCTTGGCCTGTTCGGTCTGCCGGTCTACCTCATCGTTGATGATCTTCACAGCAACGGTCTGAGCGGCCTTCTGGCTATCGACGTTGACCACCTTGCCGTCAGGACCAATGGCCGTCTTCTGGCCGAAGAGCCATTTGGCGAGGTTGCCGGTGGCTTCGAGGATGGCAGTTGGGCGTAGTTTTGGTGGAAGTGCCTGAATCGCCGCTCCGGCTTTGTCTACAGTGTCCTGCGTCAGAAGTCCATCATCCATTCCGGCAGGCTTCGGCATCTGCATTGAGCCGGGGTCTCCTGGCTTTGGAGGAGGCGGTGGGGGCGGCGCAAGGCCGGCAATCTGGGCGGCTTGGTGGTCAATGCTGGCGGCGCTGGCCGCTATCTCGGTGATCGTCTGGGATTGAGCCTTTTGCTGGAGAGCAACTGCATCCGGCGGCGCGGGCGGAGCAGGGCGCGGAAGGCCGGCGGAAGCGAACATCTGGCCCACGACTTGCTGTGCTTGCGCAGGACTCGTGATCGGAATTGGCTTCCCGCTCATTCCGAGAATGCTACCCTTGGCGATAGCTTGCTGGATGGTCTGCTCGTGCGCTTGGATGGTGAGCTGCTCCCGCATCTCGGCTGGCGCGTTCTGAACCAATCCTGCAATCTGCGCAACGAGTTTCGGGGTTACCGTTCCAGCCGGGTCACTGGACTGGAGATAGAACTTCGGAGCGCCTCCCGCGCTGGGCGATGGCGGCGGCCCGCTGGGAGTTTGCGGCGCAGAGGATGACGGCGCTTCTGGCTCACCGGGTAGTCCTGTCGTCGGCCCTTGGCTGCTGAAATCCACGTTGGGGTTGCTGCGCGGTTTGGCCCAGCCAAATTTGAAAGGTCCAACCTGGCCAGCCACGCCCACGGCATCAGGACTCGTCGCGGCCACTCCTTGAACTCTTCCTCCAAAGGCTGAAGCGCGCACTCGGCTGGTGGCTCCTTGTTGCTCTGTACTCAACTCCAATCCAATTGCCGTGTGATAAGCCATCGGAGCAAAGAATCCTATCGCATTGGCGAACTCGACTTCATCTGGCGTGAGATTCAGTTTTTGAGCAACTGCTTTCGCTCCGGCACCCGTAGCCAATCCCTCTGCATAGCCGATGGCCATTCTGATCGGAGATTTAGCGATTGCCACTCCCATCGGAATAGTTGCCGCTTCGGCTAATCCGCTGAGCGTCTCTGTCCCGCCGCGGGCGGCCTTACTCCAATCCCCAGCACGGATACCGGATGCGGTTGTGCCAAGTCCCTCCCCAGTCTTATATGCTCCCACCGGAACGGATGCGAGTATCGGATCGGCCGCCTCCAAAGCTTGCTGATCGGAGGGATGTTGGGCGACTTGCAGTTGAGCGTTTTGCTCTTCCGCGCTCTCAGGACCATGTACAAACTGACGGACAGCGTTCACCGCGCGCTGGTCACGAGCCACCTGAGCAGACGATGGCGGCGCTGGCATACCGCTCAACACGTCCATCACGGATGCTTTTTCGACTGGCTGATACGGCCTATTGCCAGCGGCCTGAAGTGGAGTCTGCATCCCTGGAACAGCGCCAGCCACATTGCTCATGTCATTGGCATACGGGTTGACAGGACCATGCTGCTGGCCTTCAACTTCAACATCGGAAGAAGAAAGGGATGGCGTCTGGTCTCCACTGGATTGTGGAGGCGCGAGTTCTACATCTGTCGAGGACAGATTGACCGGTGAAGTGCCCATAAGCTATTGTGCTCCAACAATCAATTTCCCCGTCTGAGGATTGATTCCTTTGACGACTGCCGGCTTTCCGTTGACCATGACGGTCTGACCGGGCGTGAAGGTCTGCCCTTTATATTGGAAGGCCTGCGGCGGCGCAGCGGCGCGCGGCTGTTGTACAGGCGCTTGTGCGGCACTTGCGGCAGGACTCGCCACCGGCTGCCCATCCACGCTCCAGTTGAACTTGTCGTCGATGACGTGATGGGGCTG